GCATTTTCCGAACTTGCTTTCATCTTATCAAACATTTGAGAAAGGTTTAGTTGACCGGCACCCGCTTTTTCGGCGTTTTCAGTTCCAACCCTCAAGGCCTCATTTATAAAAGCTTGCTTTTTTTCGGCGTCGGTTAAGGCGCGGCCGACAATATTTTGTGATAACGCATAATTTTTATTTGCTTGTTCGGCGGAAAAAACAATTCCGAGATTGTCCAAAATCATTTTTGATTGACGACCTAAGCCTGTGACCATTGACTGGGTCATAAATTCCATTGATTGACCAGTCGCTTGCGACGCCGACATTGCAATTTTCATCATGTCACCCATACGGTCGACGGGTAAACCTAACATTGCGGCGGTGTTTGCTTGTTCCATTAACTTAAGGTCGGAAATTGTGCCTTGAGATAATTTCCGCATTTTTTTCAGCATATCGTCGGCGACAACGCCTTGTGATTGCGCAAGTTTTATGAATGATGTTTGGACGCCTTTAAATTTTCCGGCTTTGATTGCCGCCGCCGCGACCGCCGTTCCCAATACACCGAATGCGGCACCGGCAAGCCTTGCGGCACCGCCGAGGGTCGACATAGTTTGTTTTAAACCTTTAAGAACGGCACCGCCGACTTTTTTAATTCGGACGGTGAGTGTTGCCTCTGTTTTTGACATAACTATCTATTCCCTTTAAATTGCTTTTTTTTAGAGGCTTTTATTTCCTCATTTATTGCAATAGTAGCAACGAGACAATTAAATTGATAGTCCGATATTGAACGGTCTTTAATTTCACTAGGCAACGTTGCATATCTTTTCGCAAGAATGTCAATTTCACATAGCCTTTCACGGTTTAGAGAAAATTCGTTAGGGACTCTTTCACTTTTTTTTTTCCGTGTGTGTAAATCATTATTTCCATATATAGGTCGTGCGCAATGTCCATATCTAAAAACAAATTGTCGACGAACGTCTCACCCATCGGACAATCTTTTTTTCGAGATAATGTTGGTTCATTAACACAAGCCATAAAAACATCACGATAATGTTTTTTCAAAGCCTCTAAAGCCGGTTGAATATTTCCTTTTCCGACGTTTGGATTGCTATATAAATGAAAATTTTCCGTTAATACTTTCGACCCATTCAAATGGTCAATAACACCGAGGCGTTTCACTTTAAAATGAACGCCTCGAATATTTAAGACTTTCGTCTCGTTTAAGTGATCGTTAAGACTTTTTGTCTTTTTTTTCCAAAAGAAAAGCATAATTTATTCACCATTTCCGGTTTAGTTAGTATGAACTCGTTAAGTTTGTGACCTCACCTTGCATTGCATAACCGCCGGCGCTTGAAACGTCACGATAAACCATGCAAACAACTTGTGATGTTAATTGTTCGTCCGGTCCGCCGATTTCCGGGTCCCCACTGTCCATTATTTTGACTTTCGGAAAATTAAATTTCATTCCCCGTTTTTGGTTTGAGCCTGTTAAAGTCGAACCCTCAAAATTCAATTGAACCGCAACGTCGGTGTCGTTCAACATCATGTCGTATGCGGTTGTCGTATCAAAACGCATTGTTAAATTCAAGGTGAACCCGGCAATTCCAACCGGCAAGACGTCTAGTGTGTCGGAACCAATTCGACGGGAACCCGTGTCACCTTTAAGATTGTTCGCAATTCCGAACTCAACCGTTTGAACGTGCCAAAAACTCGTTGTTGTAATATCCGAAAGTGTTCCGGCCTCAACACTTATACGACCCTCAACAAACGTTAATGGTTCACACGAGGTTGTCGTGTATAAGGCGGACGCAACGTCGTTGGACGTTTGGGTCGAGTCTTTTGCCATGAGTGAAAAAGAACATTTCAGAGCGTCGTCAATTTCGGCGGTGAAATTCGCCTCGTTAACTCGAATTCCAGAGTATTCAAAAATTTGTGCGGAACTAGATTGTCCTTTCCTATGATTAAAACTCAAGGACTTATAAGTTCCCCCCATGTCACCGATAACATAAGAATGAGTGAACGCAAGTCCCCCGGTTGTCTCACTTGTCGCCGTTGCGGTTGTTACGGTTCCGCCGAATGCGTTTTGCAATAAATATTGAAAACCCGCTTGTTCCGCATAAGCATAACTTTCGATTTCACCCTCAACAATTTTTGAGGTCCTGAAATTTTTCGAATAAGTTCGACTTGTTTCGACTTGTTCAATCGTTTTCGTTTCCTTAATTGTTTTCATTGCGGCCGTTAAAAAGTTGAATTCGGCGGTTGTTGTGACCCCGGTTCCGAATGTTGTTTCACGACCAATTGCAAGATAAGAGGCATAACCCTCTAATGAACCTTGACCTACTGACATAATTCCCCCTTAAATTGAGTTTTGGAAACTCGACCAGTGATCGGTTCCGATTTTCATAAGTTTATTTTCCACGTTTTTTAAATTTTGTGCAAGTGTGTCGCGCATTTCAATATAAGCACGAACTTTTATTGAGTCCTCACGTTGATAATTATAACCCATTTGTTGACTAAGGTCCTTTGTTGGGACTGAATTTAAAATGGTTTTTTCCGAACAACATACAACCGGCAAGCGAAAATTTCGAATATAGTCCTCGACCCATTTTGCCGAAAATATGAGGTTTGACGATGAATATGCCGGGTTCCCGTCCCTTAAAACAACATAGGCGTGTTTCATATAGCTTTTTTTCCCGTCCCCGGCGTCGTTGAATGAATAATATTTTCCATCTTTTCGCCACGAATAGTCAAAACCGACCAATAAATACTTATCATATCCGAACAAGTTCCGTCGACCCTTGTTTGTTGATTGTGTTGCAAGGACAACCATGCAATTCGACACGTTCGTTGCGGCCGGTATAAATTGGTTGCAACCTGATAGTTTTGAAAATTCAACGTGTGAACTTATAGAGTCCTCATTGACGAAAAAGCAAACACTTTTCCAACCGAGTTTAAACCATTTCGGGTTCGCGCAAACGTTGGCAAATAAAACAATATCTTGAATTTTATCGACATAAGGTTTGAGATATTTTTCAAAGGACACATTCGCGTCGCAAACAAGACAATAGTCGGGAATGATACCGTTTTCAATTAAGTGACCTATAGTTTTATCACAAGCCAAAATATCGACCTTGTGTCGGTTTGCTTTTAAAGTCTCGAGATTTTCCTCGAATGAATAACCATTTGCGACAAGAACAAGGGGTTTTCCAATACCGGCGTTTGCAAAATCGGCGAATGTTGTGATGTTCTTAACCTTGCTTGCCGCCTTTGCGTGTCGTCTCCACTGTTCGCACCATTGGTTATAGGCGCCCCATGATTGTTTAATAATTGCATCGTGTGATAAGTTATTCTTTTTAGACATTATGTCCCCTTATTAGTTAATAAAATAATATTGCTTTTATGTCCATTATTGAACCCCTATAATGCGCTTTTTCGTCCCAACCTAACGAATGATAAGTTATTTGCGTCGGGAATTGCCACGAAACATTCCCGGACAAACTATCATAACCGCGCAAAATCTTTTCGGCGTTTTCCATTAACTTTTCGAGGTCCTCGTCGGCCGGATCCTCTATTCGATTATCAGTATAAGGTTCCCAAACCATACCGGCAATTTTAAGACTTATTTCGGCCTTTCGTTTTCCGGTTGCACCATTACGTGCAATACTTTCCGGTGCGGTGCTTTTGGAGTCAATGAAAACAGTTAATGCCGGCAAAATATTATCGTTCGGCGGTATCTTTTCCGGGTTCACTTTTAAAATCATTTGAACACGTCTTGTTAGTCCGTCGGAAAGGTCCCCAATAGGCGCACCCGTCGCCGTGTTGTTTGCGTTGAGGACATAACGAATTTGTTCTTTTAATTCACCCAATGGAACCGTTGCGGCCGTTCCCGTTGACGGTGTTGGAACACTTAATGTTCCGGTCAATGTTGCATCGTTGAAAATGTATTCCGTTCCAATTGCGACCGAACCTATTCCGGGGTCGGTATAATCAGCATCGTGATAAGTTCCGGTCAATGTTGCATCGTTGAAAACATAACCCGTTCCCGACAAAACATTTGCGACGCCGGGGTCGGTATAATCAGCAACGGCAAATGTTCCCGTCAAGGATATTCCTTTAATTGTGTATGCGGTTCCGTCGACGACATTTGCGGCGCCGGGTCCAACCGTGTTTATTGGTTGTTCCGCCGTTGCTGAATAAAAAGCGGTCCGGCTTGACCCAGTGAAAACCGATGTTATTGAGGCGTCGGTTAAATAATGATCAAAAATCAACACCTCATTTGTATAATGGGTTGAAATATTTCCGTTAAAGCTACGACCGAAAGTGAAAGTATTCCATTGTCCTTTCGGATAATTTGCCAACGACCAACCTCTTGAAAAGGTGGTGCCGCCTATGCTTGCGGCGTCTATCATAACGTCAATAACTAGGTTCCCGGTGTGAGTTCCCCGAACAACAAAATCTTTGAATGAGGTGTCGCCGAAATTATAAGTTCCTATTGTTTGATTTGCGCCGCCGTTGGAACCGGCCTCAGAGCGCATTGATGAAACAAGTTCGTCACCGGCGCGAAAACCCATTGTAAACAAGCCAAAATATGAACCCGTGTCGCCGCCGCCTTGAAAAAGAAAATCGTTGCTTGTGCTCGTAGACCCCCCTAATGCCCTTGCCATACGATAAACAATTGTGAATTCATCCGTTTGCGCCGGTGTATTATCGGCACCGAAAAATTGCCGCCAACAATTAACCGCCGAGTTGTCCATGTTTAAAGTTTTTGCGCCTATGCAACCCGTGAACGAACAGTCAATAATTTGCGTTAAAGTTGTTTGTCCTTGATCATAGCTAGACGAAACCTCACCGCCGGGTGCATAATATGCGTTTATTGTGTCCGAACGAAATGAAAAAACTAAACTCATCTTAAAAGACCCCTCATTGCAAATTCCATTGTCGCCTCGTTAATTCTTTCGAGTGCTTTTTTAGACAACCACATAAAGCGACGTCTTGGCATCTTAACCCCGTCCCCATTTTTAAGGCCTTGATCATGTATTGCCGCATAAGGTTCGCCGGTTTTTGTTTTGGCATTGTTAAACCACATTATGCCGTTCGTGACTTTCCTATAATTCGAGGCCTTTAAACTATTATGCAAATGTCTTGAGTCTTGCAATTTAAAGTTCGAACCTTTTCCAATTTTTATCATATGTTTAGTATACGCGTCGGACCATTCAGGCCAACGTTTGTTTTCGGAACCCGACTCAGTTTCGAAATGTCTTTCAATGTCCTGAATAACAAACACCGAAATTGTGTCGATATATTCCTTGTGTCGGTCGCCTATCCTATCAACATTTTTTGTTAATTTTTTGAAAAACCGTTGAGCCTTTTTCGAGTCAAATTCAATGTTGGTTGTTGACATATTTATTCCCTATCATCCGAAATGTCATCGAGTTTATCCGGGTCGACCGTCCAACCTAGTTCGTTGTCCTCGTTAAAAGTAGGTTCGTACGAGTCTTGATTTGAATAAACTTTAAATTGTATTCCGTCGCCGGCTATTTTGTCGCCGCTTGTGTCAACAAGGTCGGCTTTATAATTCAAAAGGTCGTCGATGTTGTCGTATGCTTTTTGAATATATCGGTCCGCACGAACAAATGCGTCGGCGGAACCGCGTGCCGTATTTTCATATATAAAACCCAACGACAACCATTCACATAAAGTTGTTATCATTGGGGGGACGGACGTTGTTGTGTTAAATATTGCCGAACTCATATCATAGCGACGTGAAAGTCGCTTATCAATTTCATTTTCGGCTTGAGTGATCATTAAAGTCGCGGTCGCGGTGAGGTTTGTGAAACTTGCACCCCCCCATAATGTTGCTAAACTTGTGGTTGTGCAATAAAGTCCCATTTATTCCCCTCTTAAGTTTTCCTTAACCTCGTCGGTCAAAAGCGCCGGGTGTTTTATATAATTTCCCATATAATGCGAATACGCGCCGCCGGACTTTTTCTTTTGTTTTCGAACAAGCTTATTCCCGACCTTAACATACCATGTATCGACAACGAAATTGTTCTTTTTGATTTCGACTTGTTCTTTTGAACGCCTATTTAACCATTGCGTTTTTGTTTCCTCGTCCGCATCTTTCATTTCATCGTTGAAATGTTTTTGGTCTTGTTCCGATAACTTAACGGGATCCTCTTCTGGTTTTTTTTTAACGGTTGCACGTCTTAAACGTGTCTTTTTATATTTTTGCATCTTTCTTCCCTTTCATAGACAAAAGTCCGAGGGTTAACCCCTCGAACTCGATTAACTTTTGTTGTAAAAAAAGAACAATCTTAAAGAGCGTCCTTAATTAAATAACCGGCAAGGCTTGCAACAACTTTCGGTGAATAATGTTGGTTCACTTCGATTGCTTCGGATTGACGGTCCTCGTCTCTCCAACGTTTAACAAGCGGCAACGCGTTTTCGAATATATAACCGGCGGACGGTGCCATATTCGACGGACGCGGTGCTTTATAACCAACAAACGCGTTGTCACCCCATAAGGCGGAAACACTTTCGGTTAAACCCTCGGCGGCCGTATCAATAACCGATTTCGGAACCAACATATTCTCAACACTCAATAATGCGCCGATAATATCCTTTGTGATTGTGATGTTCGTGTATTTCACACGGTCAATCACAGAAGTATGATTTTTAATTGCAACCATAACATTCCAGGGAATTATTGACATATTCGGCATCATTCCCGACTGTTCAAGAACAACCGTTGCGGCCGTATCAAAAATAGGAATTGGGTTTGATGTTGTTGTGTTCGCTGAAAATTGTTGTGCGGCAGAAAGTGAAACATTTTGCGACCAACTAGTCGACGTGAAAAGATCCGCAACGCTTTTTTCTTTACGCATAAGAATTTTTTCAGTCAAAATTTCAGTCGTGTCACGTCTTAGATCACTGATTTCATAGTTTTCTTGATCACGGTCACTCACATAATCTTTTAATGAATGTTGCTCAAGAACATAAGGCGCCGTCGAAACATCAAAATTATGTTCGCGTGCAACCCCTTTTGCCGAACGAATAGTTTCCGGCAAACGGAAATCTCGGTCGTATGTTCTATAAACATCACTTTCTTTTTTAACGGCAACCTTTGGAAATACTTCATTTGCAATAAAATTTTCGTTTTTATAGCGTACTGAAATATTTGATAAAAGCTTGTCGACTCTCAATTGACTTTTTGCAATTCCCACAATTAACCCCCTAAGCCCGGTTGAATATAAACCGTTGCAACCGTTAATGTTGCGTCAACTTTCGCCGATGTTAAAATTCCAACATATGCGTTTGAACTAGTTGTCGTTCCGGCTGCAACAAATGGAATGCCGCGACCGCTTGTGTCGAGTGCAACCAATGCACCGGCCGCAACCGTGTCGTTAAATAATAATTTTGCAATTGCACCATTCGTTGCAACGGCAATACCTTGAGTTGTCTCGGTCACATCGTCAATTGTCACACCTACGGGCATGTTTGTCACACCGGCCGGATAAGCAACGGTGTTCGCGGCGGAGATATAAACCCCACGTTGAGACGATAATGTCGAAGCAACTTTAAATGATTGTACGTTTTTTTCAGTAGACATCTAAAACCCCTTTCGTTTTAATTTAAGTTATTCGGACGCAACCAATTCTTTTTCATAC